ATAGATTTGTGATAGATGCACTCAGCGGAGCAGCTACCAAAAGCCCATTCTCAGCAACACTGATGAATAGCTTGGATAGTGAGGTGTGTGCATATGTATCCCTCAAAGCAGCCATCGATGGTGTATCAGGAACAACATCACTGACCAAACTAGCTATGAAGATTGGTGGGATGCTTGAGGATCAGTTCAAGCTAGATTTCTACAAACAACAGGATCAATTTATCTTTAATAAGATTTATAAGCGGGTCACTAATCAAACCACGAACAGGTATTACCGCCGCTATAATCTTTTGCGTGAACTTACACGCTTGGAATTAACCTGTGCAGAGGCTTGGAACAAGCATGAGAAGATGAGCCTAGGATGTAAGCTGATCGATTTGGTTGTGCAGGAGACAGGCTTAATCAGGATCGAAACGCAGACCGTAGGCCGTAACAAGAAAATCCTAATGGTTAGGTCTACTGATAAGACACTAGCATGGATTGCCAAGGTCAATGAAAGAGGTGAGGCTCTATGTTCTTCCTTTGGGCCTTGTGTCATCAAGCCTAAAGATTGGACTACCCCCATCGATGGTGGTTTCTACACCCCAGAGCTATTCAATGTCCCTCTGATCAAGACCAGTAACATTAACTACTTTGAGGATATGCAGCATTACCCAATGCCTGAGGAGTATGCAGCCGTTAACACTCTTCAAGGTTCCAAGTTCCAGATCAACCAGCCCATCCTTGAGTTTATGCAAGAGTGTTGGGAGAGTGGATTACCTTGGGGTGGCTTGGTCAGCCGTGAGGACGCTACACTGCCCCCATTCCCATTTAGCCCTGACAAGGACACTAAGAACCTTGGAGAGGCTGATGCCTTGAAGTTTAAGGATTGGAAAAAGGCAGCGACACGGGTTTACCAGTTCAATGCCCGTTCAACGTCTAAACGCCTTGCAACTATTCGGACCCTACAGGTGGCAGAGAAGTACAAGGATTTCGATGAGTTCTTCTTTGTCTACCAGAATGACTTTAGGTTCAGAAAATACGTTACCAGCGCGTTTCTCAATCCTCAGGGGGCTGACCCTTCCAAAGCTCTCCTACAGTTCTCTAAGGGCCGTAGGTTGGGCGAGAGGGGTGCTTTCTGGTTAGCAGTACAGGGAGCTAACACTTATGGTGAGGATAAGATTACCCTGCAACAGCGATACGATTGGGTGAAGGAGAATAGTCCTTGGATCATCAAGTGTGCTGAAGACCCTATGGTCTACAAGGAGTGGTGTGATGCTGACAAGCCTTGGCAGTTCCTTGCCTTCTGTTTTGAGTGGCAGGGGCAAAGTATTTTGGGCGAAAATTTTGAGAGCAAACTACCAATCGCTTTAGACGGGTGTAACAACGGTATCCAGCACTTGAGCGCATTGGCTAGGGATTATCGCGGCGGTGAGGCTACTAATCTTCTGCCCAGCGCATTACCCAACGATATCTACCAAGAGGTAGCTGATGCCTGTGTCGAGGAGCTAGAGAAACGCGATGACCCTATGGCTACCAAGTGGCTAGAGTTTGGGGTCACCAGAAAGTGCTGTAAGCGGCCAGTAATGGTGGTGCCTTATGGTGGTCGGCTCTTTAGCTGCCGTGGCTACATCGAAGAGTACATCCACGATGTCTTAGAAGATGGTTCACCTGATCTTTTCGATGGCAAGTACTTTGAAGCAAGTAATTACCTAGCCCGTATCCTCTGGGATGCGATCAGCGAGGTGGTTGTGTCGGCCCGTAAGGTTATGGATTGGGTACAGAAAGTATCTAGCACTGTGACCAAGCAGGGATTTCCCTTGGCATGGCAGACACCAACAGGGGCCTACGTCAGTCAGAACTATGAGGCCTTTAATACCAAGAGGGTAACCACGCACATCGATGGTGTGCTTATCAAGCCCTCAGTCAGAGAAACAATAGAAGGAAAGTTAGATCGGAGAAGATCAGTTAACGGCTCTAGTCCTAATTTTATTCACAGTCTGGATGCATCTGCGATGACAAAGACCATCAACCTGTGCAGACAGAGAGGACTAACCGACTTCTGTATGATCCACGATAGTTATGCGGTTCATGCGGGTGAGTTATCAAACGGGGAGAATTGTACTGATGTATTATTTGCATCACTACGCGAAGCCTTTGTTGATATGTATGTAAACAATAACCCTCTAAGTGACTTGCGAGAAAGTGTCTTAGAGATCGTAGACAAAGTACCAGAGCCACCATCGATGGGGACCTTGGATATCACTAAGGTTACTGAGAGTGAGTTCTTCTTTTCTTAGTTTTCAACTCCTTCCACTTGTGGAAGTAATAATGGACACTATTGTCCCTACAAAACTTGGAAAGGTTTAAAATGAATATCGAAGCAGTAGCTGCATTGATGATCAGGCGGGGGCAACAAGTGCCTGTTGATATGATCATTAAGCTACAGGAAATGGGTCACAATTTTGATGCGTTTGAAAAGAAGCACGTCAAGCATGACCGCTATACCAACAACCTAAACGATGAAACTACGAAGGATAATTAATGGCTATAACTACACCTAAAGGCACAGCAATGTGGGCAAAGCTTTTCACACCTGATTTCAAATTCAGTGATGTTGGAGAGTACAGTGTAGCACTCACGATTGGTGCTGATAATGCCGCTGATATTGTGTCTAAGATTGACGCTCAGTTGGATTACTCTTTGCAAAAAGCACAGAAAGAAAACCCCACAAAAAAGGGTTCGATCAAACCAGCATCACCACCTTACAAAGAAGTCTTTGATGAGCAGGGTAATGCCACTGGTGAGTTTGAGTTTAAATTTAAACAGAAGGCAGTAGTCCAGACCAAGAACGGTCCACTTAAAAAGAAACCAGCCGTAGTAGATGCCAAAGGTAAACCCATTCGGGAACCCATCGAAGTCGGTAATGGCTCAGTGATGAAGGTAGCGTTTGATATGTACCCTTACTACACCGCGATGGCGGGAGCAGGGGTATCGTTGAAACTAACGGCAGCGCAACTCATCGATGTCAAAGGTAGTTTTAAGTTCGACGTTGAGGATGGCTATGAGTTTTCCGAGAGTGACGTGAAACAACCAGATGAAGACTTCAACAACGAAGAGGAAGCCCCCCGTCAAGCCGACGATCTTGGGGACTTCTGAAGATACTAAATTTCGATCAGGATTAGAACGCAATATCGCCCGTGACTTAGACAAAATGTGTAGCGACTACACCTATGAACAAGAGCGGATACCATACTTTGTCGAGCGCAAGTATATTGCTGACTTCATTCTACCCAACGGCATCATCATAGAAGCCAAGGGCTGGTTCAAATCTGCTGACCAGCGGAAGATGAGAAACCTCAAGGATCAACATCCAGACCGTGAATTTCGGTTCGTATTTCAGAGGCTTAATTCCAAAGTTCAAGGTAGCACAATGACTTGCGCCCAATGGTGCGAGAAATACGGCTTCCTGTATGCAGAAACTTTTGTCCCAAAGGAGTGGGTAAACGAATGAGAAAGATTAACCTGATTGTCATACACTGTTCAGCCACCAAAGCTGATCAAGAATGTAACGCAGACATCATTGACAAGTGGCACCGCAAACGGGGCTGGCGAAAGATTGGATATCATTACGTCATCACCCGCGATGGAACCCTTGAGACAGGGCGTGAGCTTCACGAAGTAGGCGCACATGTCAAAGGCAAGAACAAGCATAGCATAGGAATTTCTATGTGCGGTGGTCTTGATGCCAATGGTGATCCTGAGTGTAACTATACAAAGGAGCAATGGAAGCAGTTGGAAACTTTGGTCAGTCAGCTACAGGCTGATTACCCAGAGGCTGATGTGGATGGGCATAATAGTTTTGCCGCAAAAGCATGTCCCTGTTTCAACGTAAAAGAATGGTTGAAGAACGAGAAGAAAGCTCTTTCGTAGCGCATCAACCTTGTCCCAAATGTACATCAAGAGATGGGTTCGCCCTTTACGATGACGGGCATGGTTACTGCTTTGTGTGTCACCATTATCAACACGGTGACGGTACTGAAATTATCCAAAAACGTGAGGTTAAAATGGCAACTACACAGCTAGTTGAGCGGGACAGCTATGTCCCTTTGAACAGACGTAGACTTAGCGAAGAGACTTGTAAGAAGTGGGACTACCACCTCTCTGAGTTCAACGGCAAGAAGTGCCATGTCGCTAATTACAAGGACGCACAAGGACAGACCGTGGCGCAGAAGCTGCGGTTCGCTAACAAAGACTTTCTTTTCATAGGAGATACTAAGTCAGCCACCCTCTATGGACAGCACCTGTGGCCCGATGGGGGCAAGATGGTTACTGTGGTAGAGGGTGAGCTTGATGCTTTATCTCTTCAGCAAACTATGAAGAGTTGGCCCGTTGTCTCAATCCCCAATGGGGCAGCGGGTGCAAAGAAATCAGTGCAGAAAAATTTGGAGTGGCTTAACAAATTCCAAAAAGTGAATTTCTGTTTTGACAGTGACGATGCTGGTAGAAAAGCAGCCAAAGAATGTGCTTCCCTGCTACCACCATCCAAAAGCCGTATAGTTAATCTACCCTTGAAGGATGCCAACGAAATGTTGGTGGAGAACAGGACAGATGAACTGATCAGGGCTGTGTGGGATGCCAAGGAGAATAGACCTGACGGTATACTCAATGGCTCTGACCTATGGGAAGAGATCAACCTAGCGAATGATGCTGAGAGTTGGAGCTACCCATACCACGGCCTCAACGATAAGACCCAAGGCTTACGCAAGGGTGAGATCGTTACCGTTACTGCTGGTTCTGGGATCGGCAAGAGCCAACTGTGTCGTGAGTTCTCACACCACCTGTTAACTCAGGGTGAGACCATAGGCATCGTAGCATTAGAGGAGAGCATCAAGAGAAGCGCATTAGGCCTGATGGCTATAGCAGCTAACAAGCCCCTTCACCTCAACGTCGAGGTCACACCAGAGGAGAAGCTAGAGGCATTTGAGAGTACCCTCGGTACAGGTCGCGTGTTCCTATACGATCATTGGGGGTCCACAGAGGCTGACAATCTTTTGGATAAGATACGTTACCTAGCAAACGGCTGTGGCTGTGGCTTCATCATACTTGATCACATCTCAATCGTTGTTTCCTCAGGTATGGAAGGTGGCGATGAGCGTAAGCTGATTGACAAGTTGATGACCCTGCTACGGGGGCTGTGCGAGGAGCTAAAGATTGGTCTTATCTTGGTCAGTCACCTCAAGCGTCCAGACGGTAAGGGACATGAGGAAGGTAATGTCACAAGTTTGAGCCAGCTAAGAGGCAGCGCAGCAATAGGCCAGTTATCAGATATGGTCATAGGCTGTGAACGAAACCAACAAGATGCTGAGAACAGCAACATCACTACCGTCAGAATATTGAAGAATAGATGGACGGGAGAGACAGGCATAGCAACACACCTTGAGTACGACAAACATACAGGACGTATGAACGAGGTAACTATGCCTAGTGATGAAACCTTCGACACCAGAGAGGACTTTTAATGTTTGTTTACATAGTGATCTTGATCCACATGGGGGGCTACAAAGTACACGCTCCCAACGTGGTGTTCACGACTGAGAAGCACTGTGAGGTGTACAGGGAGATGGATTACAAGAGGCTGTATAACACCGCACCTGATCCCTACGCCGAGATCGTATCCATGTGTATAAAATTACCAGAGAAGGCTTAGTACATGAGCAATAAGGTTAGATTAGATATAGAACTAGAAGTTCTGTTTGGTGACGAGGGCGTAGAAATCTACCCTTACATCGATGGTAGTAACGATAGCGAGGATGCAATTAACTTTACTTGGGAGGCCCTATATTCAGAAACTGTTAAGTCAGCATTTGACTGTGGCAGTATCGCTGACACCGCTGACAAGCTAGAGGAAATGGCAGATCGATTACGTCAGTATATTCTTGACAATTAAAGCATCCACTTATGCAATAAGTTACTCCTGAGAGAGGACTAAACTATGAGACTTGTGTTCGATATAGAGACCGATGGTCTTGATCCTTCTGTAATCCACTGCATCGTAGCCAAGGACGTAGACACTAAGGCTGTCTACAGGTTCTATTGGGGTATGATCCCTGATGGTGCCAAGCTACTATCGATGGCTGAAGAACTAATAGGCCATAACATTGTGGCATATGATATGGTGGTGATGCGTAAGTTTTTCCCTGACTTATTCGGGGAAAGTTTACAGTGTAAACTCACTGACACCTTGGTCTTGTCTAGGCTCCTTTGGCCTGACAGACGAGAGAAAGACTTTAAGCTTCACAGAGAAGGCCGCTTGATCCCAAAGCTCATTGGCTCCCATAGCCTAAAGGCTTGGGGCCAGAGGTTAGGTGACCTTAAAGATAGCTTTGGTGAAAGCACCGATTGGTCAGAGTTTAGCGAGGAGATGTTAGACTACTGCGAACAGGATGTGGAACTTAACTACCGCCTGTATCAACTATGCTTGAAGCAGGAGTGTAGTCAGGATGCTATAGACCTTGAGCATGACATACATTCCATCTGCCTAAAGCAGACTGACAATGGATTTCCTTTGGATGAAGATAAAGCTGTCCAGCTTTACTCCCGTCTAAGCACACGAAGACAGGATATCTACAATGAGTTAGTCGATAGCTTTGGTCAGTGGTGGGAAGGTGTAGGGGTAATCACACCCAAGCGAGACCTTAGATACAAAGATGTAACAAGGCAGTCAGTTTGGAAAGATGCACCCTACACCAAGATCAAGCGTGTCACGTTCAACCCAGCTAGTCGGTTTCACATAGCCCAGAGGCTCACCCATAAGTACGGGTGGGAGCCTGAGTTATTCACTGAGACCGATGAGCCTAGGGTGGACGATAAGGTCTTGGGGTCCTTGGAATATCCAGAGGCCCAGTTGTTAGCTGAATACTTGTTGCTACAAAAAAGGATTGGGCAGATAGCAGAGGGTAACCAAGCTTGGCTCAAGCTGTCTAAGGATGGCAAGCTCCACGGCAGGGTAAACACTATGGGATGTGTGACTTCCAGATGCACCCATAGCAACCCAAACACTGGTCAAGTTCCTAGTGTCAATGCCAAGTATGGTTGGGAGTGTCGTGAGTTGTTTCATGCCCCTAAGGGATGGCTGCTCATGGGCTGTGATGTTTCTGGATTGGAATTGAGAACATTAGCCCATTACGTTTCTGCTTGGGATGAGGGTAAGTATGCTGACATCCTATTGGAAGGTGACATTCACCAAGCCACGGCAGACGCTACAGGCCTGTCGAGAAATAACGCAAAAACATTCCAGTACGCCCTCCTTTATGGTGGGGGTGATGAGAAAATAGGTTCTATTGTTGGTGGTGGTAAGAAGGAAGGGGCTGCGCTCAAGCGTAAGTATTTCAAAGCTACACCCGCAATCAAGAAGCTAAGGTCAGCGGTACAGGACAAGGCAAAGCAAGGGTACATCAAGGGCATCGATGGTAGGCACGTTCCTATTCGTCACTCCCATGCTGCACTCAACTCTCTCCTACAATCCTGTGGTGCGATCCTATGTAAACGGTGGGTGGTGTTGTTCCATGACCTACTAAATAAGAACGGCTTTGTTGAAGGCGTGGACTACCAACAGGTGGCCTACGTTCACGATGAGGTGCAAGTGTTAGTAAGGGAACAAGTAGCTAATGACATTGGACTACTCTGCATCGAAGCAATTAAACTTTCTGGACAGTATTACTCCATCAGACTTCCACTCGACGGTGAGTACAAAGTCGGAGCAAACTGGGCAGAAACACACTGATCCAAATGTCCTTGGGGACATAGCGGAATACTACTCAATAACCTACCTTTTGGATAAAGGACTTCATGTCTATAGAAACGCTTGTTGCACAGGCCCCGTTGATCTTATTGCTATGGATGCCACTGGTGCAGTCACCCTCATTGATGTCAAAGCTATACGACGAGAGAGAGATTATAATGTCGCTTCTATTCGCTCACCTCTTCAGAAAAAGTTGGGTGTTCAAATACTTGATTTCGATGTTGCGACGAGGGACTTCAGTTGGAAGAAACATCGTGACTAAATACTTGCATATGTGCAATAAATGGAAAGGTTCCTAAACATGGCAGCACGTAAACAACCACCACCATTGAAAGAAAAACCATGTCCAAAGTGTGAGGAACTTACCCAAGCACTAAAGGACCTTAGGCGTCTAGCAAACTTTGGTAACGATCAATTCAACATGGTTGTTCGGATGAAGATTGATGAGGTGCTATGACTATAACATTTGCACTCCACCTAATCATGACCTGTGCGTTCCTAGTCGTGTCTCTGGCCTTGAGCTTCAAGTTCATTGTCGAGGCTGTGCTTGAATACAAACAGGTGACCAAAGGAATACAGGTAATCACTGAAAGGGATATGCGTGAAGCAGAAGACAAAGAGGACGGTTCTACTGGATGGTGACATCCTTGTGTACCAAGCAGCTACAGTATGTGAGGAGCCTGTAGATTGGGGTGAAGGTCTCTGGACCCTACACGCCCATGAACAGGACGCCCTAGCATCCTTCATCAGCCAGTACCTCAACGTGTGGGAAGGTACTAATGCTGATGAGATTAAGCTATTCATCACAGGCCCAAAGAACTACAGGAAAGATGTTCTTCCAGACTACAAGGGTAACAGGACTGACAAGCGTAAGCCTCTGCTATTGAAGTGGCTGCGCGAACATCTCCTAGAGAACTATGACGCCATCATGCTTGAGAACATTGAGGCTGATGATGCCATAGGCCTTTATTCTGATATCCCAAACTGTGTGATTGTTAGTAAGGATAAGGACCTACTTACAATCTCAGGGATGCACTGGGATCAAGACAAAGGCTTCTTTGAGGTTAACCAAGAGGAAGCAGACTACAATCTTAATATGCAAATCTTAACGGGTGATGCGACTGACAACTACAAAGGTTGCACAGGCGTAGGACCAGTGAAGGCAGCTAAAATCTTAGCACAGGATATGGACCCTTGGGATGCCATTGTTGGTGCTTATGAGAAGGCTGGTTTGGGGGAGACTGAGGCCATCGTACAGGCCAGATGTGCGCGTATCCTTCGCCCACATGAATATAACTTTGACACAAACGAGGCTCAACTGTGGACACCAAAGACAACATCAACAAACCAGATCACTACACCAGCGGTGGCATAGAGTGCATCGACTATATGAAAGACAACATGTCTCCGATTATGTTCTGTGGTTATTTGGAAGGTGCCACTAAAAAGTACCTACACAGGTTTCGTTACAAGGGTAGGCCTGTCGAGGACCTTGAGAAAGCTCAATGGTACTTGAACGCATTGGTCAAAGAGATGCGTGGGGGTGAGGAATGAGCTTCACCCTTATCAGCCAAGCTGGTTGTCGGTACTGCCGCAAGGCAATCATTCACCTTCAGCATACTGAGCGCACGGTGAAGGTTTATGACATCGATGAGCTTCCTTGGCTCAAGACCCTAATGGGTCAAGCGGGTCACAAGACAGTCCCTCAAATCTTCAGCCCCACTGGTGAGTACATTGGTGGGTTTGATGAGTTGGTGGAGAGAAAAGTTAGCAGTCACATAGGAGCAGTATCATCGAAGTAAAATTGCTTAATTCAATGGGTGATGATCTCACTGTTTGCAATGCAGCTAGGGTAAGTTTTGGTAAGAAGTCTGAATGGAACCCTGATTGGCGTGATTACCCATACGAACCACTACTTCCAGCCGACAATAGGCTCATCAAATACCTAGCAAGGCATGGTCACTACAGTCCTTTCGGACATTCCTTTGCCAGCTTTTACGTCAAAGCACCCATCTACGTTCATGCACAGTGTCTGAAGCATAAGTTTTTGAGAGCCAATACCATCAGCCGTAGGTACGTGGACAGTGAACCAACATTCTATGAGCCTGAGGTTTGGAGAGGCAGGGCTGCTAACGTCAAGCAGGGTAGTAGTGATGAAGAGATTAAGGATGTGCATATCAGTACAACCCACGCCGTCATCCTTGGGGTCTACAATCACCTATTAGACAAGGGTGTTTGCCCAGAACAGGCGAGAGGCATCTTACCCCAATCCACCTACACTGAATGGTGGTGGTCTGGGTCCTTGGATGCTTGGGCTGACATGGCCCGACTGCGTTGTAAGCCTGATGCTCAAGCAGAGACTAGAGAAATAGCAGATCAAATCAGCGAAGTTATGGGGGACTTATTCCCTTGTAGCTGGGAAGCCCTAATGGAGAACTAAACTTTTGGCTAAATGGGATGTTAAGAAAATAGAAAAAGCGTTCAATAAAGGTACTACAATTCACCAAGATCACATAGCCCCCGCCCTAACCCTTAATGACTACCAGAACAGGGCGCACAAGACAGCAGTATACCCCGTCAACAAATCATTAGAATACCTGATCACTGGTCTCTCAGCAGAGGTTGGCGAGGTCTCAGGCAAGGTAGCCAAGTACTACCGCAAAGACGGTGAGTTCCCCAAAGAAGCAGTGTTGGATGAACTAGGGGATGTCCTCTGGTTTGTAGCAGAACTGTCAACTCTCTTGGGGTCACCGTTGAGCAAGGTGGCAATGGGTAACATTGAAAAACTAGCGTCCCGCAAGGAGCGGGGCGTCCTTAAAGGTAGCGGAGATAATAGATGACTACAGACACACGCGCACAGGTAATAACGCGCAGAACATATAACCGCCCTTTAGATAAAGAGGGTACTAAGTTTGAGACATGGGAAGACACCATTGACCGTGTTATCCACCACCAGCAATGGCTCTGGGAACGTGCAAAAGGTGGTGAACTTAATAATTTTGAACACATAGAGCTAGAGAAACTACGGGACTTATTCATTAAGCGTATCGGCTTGGTATCAGGCCGTACTCTATGGCTTGGGGGTACTGACGTAGCGAAGCACAGAGAGGCCTCACAGTTCAACTGTAGCTTTGCTAGAGTAGAGACCATCCACAATGTAGTTGATGCCTTCTGGCTTCTCCTACAAGGGTGTGGGGTAGGCTTTGAGCCAATCACTGGTAATCTCAATGGGTTTACTAAGCCTGTACAGATCGAAGTCATACGATCAACTAGAGACACCCGTGGTTATGACCACAACAAAGAATATTACGTGGGCGATAGTTGGCGTTTAGAAGTAGGGGACAGTGCAGAGGCTTGGGCAAAGTCAGTAGGTAAACTATTGGCAATGAAAAAGCCTGTTAAGAAGGTCATCCTAGACTTCACCCAAATCAGACCAGCGGGTGAACGCTTGTCGGGTTATGGTTGGATTAGCTCTGGGGATGATACAATCTCTGTGGCCTTCAAAGCCATTGCAGAGCTACTGAACAAACGGGTTGGGCAACTCTTAACACGTATGGATATCTTGGATGTGATGAACTGGTTGGGTACTTGCCTGTCCAGCCGCCGTAGTGCCGAGATTGCTCTTATGCCTTATGGTTCAGCGGAATGGCATTTGTTTGCTAGAGCCAAGAAAGACCACTGGATCGATAACCCACAGAGAGCGCAGTCAAACAACTCGCTGTTGTTCTGGGACAGGCCAAGCATAGAGGAACTAGAGGATATCTTTCAGATCATGGAAGATGCTGGGGGGTCAGAGCCAGCCTTCATTAATGCAGAGGCAGCACAACGCCGTGCGCCTTGGTTTGCTGGTGTAAATCCTTGTGCAGAGATACTTTTAGGTAATGCAAATTTTTGTAACTTAGTGGAGTTTGACCTTAATAAAGTTAACGGTTGGCCCTTGCATGAAGTTGAAGATGCTTTGCGTCTATTGGCCCGTGCAAACTACCGACAGACCTGTGTAAACCTAGACGATGGTATCCTGCAAAGATCATGGCATGAGCTTAATGAGTTCCTACGCTTAACAGGTGTGGGCTTAACAGGCATTGTGACATGGGAACACCATGAGAGCGGTCATCACCTACAGATGTTACGTCAGGCTGCACAGATGGGCGCACACTCTATGGCTGATGAACTAAACCTTCCAAGGTCCAAAGCAGTCACGACAATCAAACCAAGTGGGACCCTTTCAAAGATTATGTCAACCACTGAGGGGGTACATAAACCCTTAGGTAAATACATCTTTAACAATGTGAGATTTAGCAAACATGATCCACTTGTGGAACTACTCAAAGCGGGTAATTACAGGGTTTGGACTGATCCTTATAGCGATGATGCTGTGCTTGCTACCTTCCCTGTCTCTTATGATAATGTTCAATTTACCAATGTAGACGGTAAAGAAGTCAATATGGAGACTGCGATTGACCAGCTAGAACGGTACAAGAAAATGGTTACCTACTACGTTGACCATAACTGTTCAGTAACAATCAGCTACTCACCTGATGAGGTGCAAAGCATCATTCACTGGCTGCGTAATAACTGGGACAGCTATGTGGGGGTGAGCTTTATCTACCGCAACGATCCTACCAAGACAGCGGAAGACCTAGGGTATCCTTATCTCCCACAGGAAGTTGTGACCAAGGAACAGTTTGATGAGTATTCAGCAACACTAAAACCAATCAACATCGATGCAGCTAACACCCTTGAAGAGTTTGAGGATGAAGGCTGTGCAACAGGTGCTTGTCCAATCAAATGACAATCTTTTCTTGGTGGTTCTTAGGAGCCTTACTGGGGTTGTGCCTAGGCTTCTTAATTGGGGTCTGGGCGCATCAACAACTTAAACCTGTTAATAAAGGACAGTATCGGATGAACGATGATTGAAAGCCAAAAGATTAATAATGCTTTGGTACTTAGGGGTGAATTAAAAAAGATATTTATAGATACTATACCCAGATCAGAGCTTTCCCCTTTCCAGCTTGGGCAACTCGTTGGAAGCCAACAGGTCTTAGATAAGATCGATGAAATATTAGAAATAGAGAAAGAGTGACATATTAATGTGTATGCCAAAGACACCTAAGATGCCTGAGCAAAAGGTAGTCGCTAAAGCAGCCGCTGGGCCAAAGAATAACAACCCAGAGATTGAATTAGCTGACGTTGACTCCGCATCAGATAAAAATAAGAAACGTAGGCTAGGTAAACGTGGTTTACGTGTAGCCGCTGGCTCCAAAGGCAACGCCGTTGGTACGGCTGGTCTCACTGGTAAGTCCCTTAATATCTCCACAGGTTAAGGGGATAAGTGGTGTATAGTGATCAAAACCAGACAGTAGCTAGTCGCTATGCCCATCTTATGGTCTCAAGAGAGAGTTATTTAAGACGGGCGCGTGACGCCTCAAAACTTACAATTCCCTCACTCATCCCACCAGAGGGACACAGTGAAAGTACAATCTACGAAACTCCCTACCAAGCGGTAGGTGCAAGAGGTGTAAATAATTTAGCCTCAAAACTACTCATGGCTCTGCTTCCACCCAATGCCCCCTTTTTCAGATTAACAATAGATGACTTTGACATCTTAGAGGTTGCGGGTCCTGAGGCACGGGGTGCAGTAGAAGAGGCCCTTGCACGTATCGAAAGAACAGGGATGGGTGAGATTGAACATCTTGCCTTACGTGTCCCAGCCTTTGAACTTTTAAAACATTTAATAGTTAGTGGTAATGGATTACTGTACATGCCCAAGAAGGGTGATGTTAAGTTCTTCCGCTTAGATCGTTACGTTGTGAAGCGTGACTATATGGGTAACGTGCTTGAGATTATTACAAAAGAGAGTGTCAGTCCTATGATGCTCCCCAAGCCAGCCCAAGAAATTATACAAAGTGATGGCGATGCAGCCAAAAACATTGACCTATATACCTGTGTGAAGAAGACCGAAAAAGGTTGGGATATTCACCAAGAGGTTATGGGAGAGATTATTGAGGGTACAACAGGATCGTACCCAAAAGACAAAAACCCATTTATACCACTGCGCCTAAACCGTATTGACGGTGAAGATTATGGGCGTGGTTTTGTAGAGGAATACATTGGTGACCTAAAGAGCTTAGAGGCTCTTACACAGGCCATCGTTGAAGGCTCTGCCGCCTCTGCAAAAGTCCTATTTATGGTAGCACCCAATGGTACAACTAAGGCCCGTGTCTTAGCTGAAAGCCCTAACGGTGCTATTGTACAAGGCAACGCTCAAGATGTGTCTACCCTACAGGTCAACAAGTTTAACGACTTTAGGGTTGCCCTAGAAACCTCAGGCCAGATAACAGAACGCCTGTCGTTTGCCTTCCTATTGAATAGCTCAGTCCAAAGAAATGCGGAGAGGGTTACAGCGGAAGAAGTCAGGTTTATGGCACAGGAATTAGAAAGCGCATTAGGCGGCGTCTATTCCATCTTGAGCCAAGAGTTCCAACTCCCCCTTGTTAAGTTACTCCTCAATCGCCTTGAGGCCTCTGGTAAAATGCCAAAGATGCCCAAGGATAGTATTAAGCCAAAGATTGTCACAGGCATTGAAGCCCTCGGACGTGGACAGGACCTTAACAAACTAGCTCAGATGTTGTCATACCTTCAGCCATTAGGCCCAGAGGTTCTACAGCAGTACATGAACATTGGTGACTACATTGACCGCCTAGCGGCTTCATTGGGCATCGATACGGGCGGTCTCATAAAGACTGAGGAACAAATGGCTCAAGGCCAACAGCAACAACAAGATATGATGCAACAACAAACAATGGCTAAGATGGCTGAGAGGGCTGCACCCCAACTCGCTAAGAGTATGGCAGAGCAACCCCAAGCAGAACAGCCTCAACAACAACAATAGACAGTGGTAAATGGCTGAAACTTTAAACACATTCCAACCCCAACCAGCAGAGAACCAAGATCATGTAAATGAGATGGTTCGTAAAGCTGACAGCCTGTCGAATACAGAAACTCAGGAAGGCCGACCAGATTGGCTTCCTGAGAAATTCAATTCGGCAGAGGATATGGCGAAAGCCTATTCACAACTAGAAAACAAAATGGCTACGCCCGATGGCGAACAATCTGATGAGGCTCCTGAGGAGCTTGCAGAGGCACGGGATGCCGTTGAAGGCTTAGGCCTTGACTTCGATGCTATGACCTCTGAGTTCTCAGAACAAGGTGGCTTAACAGATGATACATATCAGAAACTAGCAGATGCGGGTATCCCATCTAATGTTGTTGATGCGTTTATCGATGGTCAAATGGCTGTGGCAAACAATGTACGCAATGACGCCTTTGGTCTTGTGGGTGGTGAAGAAAACTACACCAACATGGTTCAATGGGCGGCTCAAAACTTATCGGAGCAAGCCGTTGGAGCTTATAATAACGCTATTGATGGCAGTGATCCTAATGCTGCCAAGTTAGCCATCCAAGGTCTTCATGCCCAGTACCGTATGGAAACTGGCACTGAGCCTTCCCTGATTACAGGGCAAGCAGCTAGTACATCCTCAGGGGCCTACAACTCTGTAGCTGAACTGACAGCAGCTATGGGTGACCCAAGGTATGGGCGAGACCCCGCATACCGTCAGCAAGTGCAAGATCGATTAGCACGAAGCTCGGTATTCTAATTTATGATTTAACGGTCATATCTTCTTGATATGATCTACACCTCATAAAGTGGTGAGAGTTTACAGTGTAAACTTTTGCCCACACTAAAAAGCTATATACATCCCACCGAATAATCTTGGCCCTCTGCGGAGGACAACCTTGGTGAACGATGTGGTGTGACTTGCTGATTAGATTTTAAATCAACAAACACACACGAAAGTTAAAATAAAATGGCATTTCCTACAGACCAAACGGTCTCACGAATTGGGCAACAGAACGCTACTGGCGATGTTCGCTCATTATTCCTTAAACTGTATGCGGGTGAAGTTCTCACAGCATTTGAAGAGCGCAATATCTTTATGCCTCTTCACCGCACACGCACGATCTCCAATGGAAAATCGGCACAATTCCCCATGACGGGAACTGCAAGTGCAAAATACCATAATCCTGGGGAATTGATCCAAGGTGATATCATCAAGAAAGGTGAGCGCACTGTAACCGTTGACGATCTCTTGATCTCAACCCAGTTCATTGCAAACATCGATGAAGCTATGACGCATTTTGATGTGCGTAGTATCTACTCCAAAGAAGCTGGTATGGCTCTGGCAAACACGGCAGATAAAAATATCGCCAAGATCATTGCCCGTGCAGCCCTTATCAACGATGCTTCTGAGGCAGCAGCCGCTGGCTTGACTACCTTTGATGGTGAAGTGTTCACTAACAATGTAACTGTGGGCAACTCTGCCGCATCAGGTAACGATTTCGTTGCCGCTATCTACGCAGCATTGGAAGAGTTCGACACCAAAGACATCACTGGTGACAAGATTTGTGTACTGCCACCCGCGCATTACTACAAACTGTTCGGTGCTGGTCAGGCCGTGGGTAACCTTGGTTACATGAACCGCGACATTGGTGGTACTGGTTCACAGGCAACTGCAACAGCACCAGTAATTGGTGGTATTCAGATTGTCATGTCTAACCACATGCCAACAACCGATGAAAGCACCACTAGCCTCACACCTAATCCGCTTACTTCTACCCGCGCCAGCGCATATAAAGCTGACTTCTCGTCCCTCAAGGGCTTGATCTTCAGTGCTGAAGCAGCGGCTACAGTAAAGCTTATGGACCTCGGTGTAGAGAGCGAATATCAAATTGACCGCCAAGGTACTTTGATGGTTGCCAAGTACGCTATGGGACATAATATCCTTCGCCCAGCTTGTGCAATCGCACTCGTTTAATTTCTCAAGGGGAGCCTCTTAACAGGGGTTCCCCTTTTTTTTCATTTAAGGATACAGCATGACTACACCAACAACTGAATTAGAGGCTGTCAACGTAATGTTGTCCTCTATTGGTGAAGCACCTGTAAGCTCCCTGACTTCTGGTCTTATTGATGCAGAACTTGCTGAGACCATCCTAGGTAACATCAACAGGGAGGTGCAATCACAGGGTTGGAACTTCAACAGGGAGTATAACTACCCCCTAACACCCGACAGCGTAAGCCAAGAGGTTACAGTACCCACCAACACAATGCGTGTGGATGGGATGAGCAAAACAGATAAGCTTGATGTTATCCAAAGGGGTACGCGCCTTTATAACAAAGCAAATTTTACCTACGTCTTTGAGGAGATTGTAAAAGTAAACATTACATTCCTCTTAGCGTTCACAGATATTCCAGAGGTAGCTAGACGCTACATCACCCTGAGAGCAGCCCGTGTATTTCAAGACAGAACCATTGGGGCCTCAGACCTTCACACCTTCCAACAACGCGATGAGCTTGAGGCTCTTATAGAGCTAAGAGAGCTTGAGAGTGATCACGCAGATTTAAACATTTTCAATAATTATGATGTGTTCCGCACCATAGATAGACGGATTAATTCTTAATGGCATTGATCAGCGGTTCGATACCCAACCTGATTAACGGGGTATCTCAGCAGCCTAGTAGCTTACGGCTACCCACACAGGCACAGAACGTAAAGAACGCGCTGTCTAGTGTGGTTAAAGGCTTACGAAAGCGTCCACCAACAGAGCATGTCGCTTATGTTACTGGACTTCCAACATCTAACTTTTTAACTGCCTACTTCCACACCATGCGTTTGCAAGATACCGATGGGGTCTCAAGGCCTTACTTCATGGTTGTGGGTGCTAGTGGTATCTCGGTCTACAACTCCTTAGGGGTCCAACAGACCGTCACAGACAGCACAGGGGGCTACGGATATTTATCGGGTACAATCGACTATAGTAGCCAGATTTCAGCAACCACAGTCGCAGACTACACCTTCATCTTGAGTAAAACAAAGAAGGTTAAGAAGGGTACAACATCAACAGGCCCCTTAAAACAAGAGGGTATGATTGTTATTAAACAGGGGGATTATAGCACTAACTATAAGGCCTCTATTACCTACAACAGCACTACATACTCAGCTAGTTATACTACTAGAAACAGCGGTGATGTAGCACATGAAGTTGATGCTAAAACAGATAACATTGCTAGTCAGCTAAAAACTTCCCTGAGTGGGGCTGTACCCGCTGGCTTCACCTTTGAAATAGACAATAATGTTATCTACATGACCAGATCAGATAATGCTGAGTTTTCTATAGATGCAGGGGATAGCGCAGGGGATACACATACCAAAGCAATTAAAGGTGTTGTGGGGAGCCTAAAGGACTTACCAACTAATGGTAAAGAAGGTTTCATGGTTCGTGTTAGTGGTGACACTAGCAAAGGCCAAGACGATTACTTTGTTAAGCTACAGACCACAGATGTCGGTAGTGATACCGTCTGGAAAGAAACTGTAGGTCCAGATGTCTTAAAGGACTTCGACGCTACTACGCTTCCTCACAAGCTAGTTAGAGAGGCCAACGGCACCTTCACATTCTCACCTGTTGATTGGATTGAGAGAAAGGCTGGGGACGATGATACAAACCCTTTTCCATCTTTCGCAAATTATGACGCAACAGCGTATCCAGATGGTCAATATACCATCAACGATATATTCTTTTACAAAAACCGTTTGTGCTTACTTTCCGATGAAAACCTTATTTGTAGTGCTAGTGGTGATTTCTTTGCGTTCTTCAATCAGACGGTTTTAACTGTCTTAGACGATGCACCCATTGATGTTGCTGTTAGTAACAACGCAGTCAGTATTTTGAAGTATGCTGTACCATTCAATAACAGCTTAATTCTGTTTTCGGATCTAACTCAGTTTAGGGTTACCAACACAGATATTTTCTCTGCATCGACAATCTCAGTAAACGTATCCACACAGTTTGAGGCATCCCTTAACTCTCGCCCAGCTTCCGCTGGTAAGTATGTATTCTTTCCAACCCTGAGGGGTATATGGTCTGGTGTACGTGAATACTTTGTGGAGAGCGATAACGATACAAACGATGCCGCTGATATCACAGCCCATGTGCCTGAGTACATTAGCGGTGAAGTAAAGCAGCTAGTGGCATCCCCCAATGAGGACATCTTGATCCTAAGGTCTGGTGGGGATCGTAAAGAGTTATATGTTTATAACTACTACTGGCAGGGCAGGGAGAAGCTTCAGTCAGCTTGGTCTAGGTGGACCTTTGGTAACAACGTACTTTTTGCAGCAATCGATAAAAGTAAGATATACCTCTTAGTGGAGAGGGCAGAAGGTGTTTCTATTGAAACCATGAACCTCTCGCAAGATGACTGCCTAGCAGATACATCAAACTTTGGTATTCATTTGGACCGTAGGTTCAAGAGAACTGCATCAACAGATACTCTGCCTTACACGGGTGGAACACCCATAGCACAGACAGGTAATGAACTTGTTGAAGCTACAAACGTGGCAACAAACTTAGATGCTGGTACTGTTGTATATACAGGGGTGCCTTTTGACTTTGAGTATGAGTTCTCACCCATAGTTATCAAGGAAGAAGACAATCCAATTACACAGGGTAGGTTACAAATACGATCCCTAAACATTGTTTATGACGATACCTCATTCTTCCAAACCTCAATATCCCGACAAGGGCAAACAGCCTCTATTAAAACATTCAACGGGAGAGACCTTGATGGTACTGGCTCCTACATTGGGACCCTACCAATTCAGAGCGGATCACTAAAAGTACCTGTTCTGGCTGAGAGCAATAATGTTGTCATTAAGCTCATAGGTAATTCCTTCCATCCCACAAACTTTCAATCAGCCGAATGGGAAGCAACTTTCCATCTACGCAACAAGAGAACCTAGCGTGATTAAATTTACACCTTCTAAGCTAAAAGACTGTATAACACTGGCCCCTCAAATGAGGCACGTAGATGTGAAAGAGATTAGGGCCTCAAGTGGTCTACCACCCTATGACGCCTTGGCCTTCTCAATAAACTTAGAGGGTATAAACGAGACCATATGGGTTAACGATAAGATTGTTGCTATGTGTGGTATCGCTGACAAAGGAACCATTGGTATCCCGTGGATGCTGGGTACTGATACCCTAAAAAGAAACGCCAAGAGCCTTCTACCTATTTCCAAGAAGTGGGTAGAGAAGCATGGTGATAAATTTGATCTGATGTTCAACTACGTTTCTGCGGAAAACCTTAGTTCAATCAGGTGGTTAAAATACCTCGGCTTTACTTTGATTAGATACATCCCAGAGCATGGGGTGGGAAGGAAACCGTTTTATGAATTTGTAAGGATAAAAGAAGATGTGTGAACCAACTACTATAGCGTTGGCTACAATGGCTGTGGGTACAACACAGGCCTTGATGCAGCACAAAGCCCAGAATGACATGGCTAAACAACAAACTGCACAAAACAATATTAACTCACAAAATGCCATTAGTTCTATGAATTTACAGAACGCTGGCATCAACATGAGATTAGAACAAGAAGCCGATAGAGCCGTAGATGATCGGCTTGAGAATGTCTTAGAAGCCGCAAGGCTTAGGTCTAAGATGGTTGCCTCTGCGGGGGACGGTGGTGTTGCTGGACAGAGTACAGACTTTGCATTGAGAGATGTAGGTCGGACTGCAAGTAGAAACAGATCATCAATCAATAGGAACCTAGATGCCAAATTCGCACAAGGCTTCCAAGACAAGCTAGGCATTAAGGCTCAAACAGAGAGCCGCCTGAGTAGTATGCCCATTCCTCAGAAAGCAAGCTGGATGGCTACAGGCCTTCAGATCGCTGGTGCAGGATTGCAAGCAGGAAGTAATTATCAAGCCATGACAGCGGGTGCTGGTGGTTCAACATGGCAGGACTTGGGTAACGTAGGCAAAGGCGGATACGCTTAATTTAAAATAGGAAATATAATGGCACAAAGAGTTCAAGTTGACACTTCTTCTCTGCGGAGGCTGGATCAAAAAACTGCTGTAGTCGCAAGACCAGTAGACACAATGGTTTCAGTAAGTAATCAAGTTCAACAGAATAGTCAGTTACAACAAACAGCCAATGCGTTGGCTCAAATAAATCCAGACCTAAACAAGTTTTTAGTAGAGGGTCAAAAACAGAGAAACGAAGACGATCTGGAAGAAGGCACGGCTGCATGGCAGAAGGCCAACGATAAAGAAAAGAAGGCCTACCTAAAGGCCATCAAGTCTGGTCAGATCGATGAGGTTGAAAGCCCCTTCTACATTAAAGGTATGTCCAAAGGTATCCTAAGGGATCGGGCGCGTGATTACGGTCAACAACTTGTTATTGATTGGAACGCAAAGAAGGGTACTAAGGGCTTTAATATAGATAAGTTCTTAACAGAGAGTAAAACTGCCTACGTTAAAGAGCATGGCTTAGATGGCTTTGCTGATAATATATTTAACTCAGAATTTGGACGGTTGGCTGACGCCTACGGTAACCAAGTTAGTCAACGTAATTACGAAGACAGATTAAAGAAAACACGCCAAGCACGGCTAACCCTGTTAGGTCAGGACGTAGTAGGTGCGGCGGCTAAAGCCACCAGTAATGATGGTAAGTTTAATGCTACAACTTATATTGCTGAAGTTAACAAGGTTATGGAACAGGCAATATCTGAAGGCCTAGACCCCACCAATTCCCGTCAGCAAGTCTTAGCTCAGTTACAGGCTTTAGCTACTACAGACACAGAGAACGCCAAAGCATACATAGATGCTGCCGCCCAGTTAAGTACACGATACGGTAAGTATGGTGAAACGGGTAAGGGTGCTTTGTGGGTAGCAGAGCAAAATGATTTCTTTGAAAACAAAGCAGAACGAGATCAAGATGATGATTGGCAAGAGACCCAGAGAGCGCAAAATGACGCTATTATGGATGCTGAACAGGCTATCTACAAAAACATAGTTAAAAACCCTGAGTATCTTGACACTCCAGAAGGTGCATTTGCGTTAGACACATTGTCAGGGTTACGGGGCGGTGGTGGTCAAATTGCTCAAAGGTTTAAGGATCAACACGAACACGATGCTAAAGTCATCACTGACCCAGAGGAAATGGCTTCTGTTGTAGCAAGTATTGAGACTGGCGCAGGTAATGTCGATGCAGCGTACATAGACGGTCTGCCTAACATTAGTGGCCCAGACAAAAACAAACTAAAGAAAAAGCTTGGTGTTGGCCCAAGGCTTGAAGTTGCCTACTCAAATTTAGGCCCTGTGGACTACGTTACTTCTTTAGAGCAATTTGCTACAAGGCGTGATCCCAACGATCCCTTGGCGTCAGTCTTTGGTACTGTATCTCCTGAGTTCCAAAAACTTGGTGATGGAGCGCGTGAAGCTGCAACTCAAGTTGTATTAGAGGCCGATAGACAGTTTGACCTCACAAAAGCTGAAGGGCAAGCTAAAGCACGGACCTACATACGTGAACAGTTCGAAATACTCAAAAAAGATATTGAGGATCAGAGAACTGAAATTCGTGGTAAAGAGCTTCAAGACTATACTACTTCGTTAACCAATGCTGGTGGTTTAGGCCCAGAAAATGGCGGCAGTGTTGATAAAACCACCGCTACTACAGCTAGTATGGAGGGTGTTACCCCAGAGGCTTTGCCTGTTTATACCTTCCTACCTCCAAGCACATTAGACAACGCAGTAGTAGAAGCTAAGAGACCTGTAAGTAAGATACTCCCCAAGAAATACGAAAGCTTCTCCCAAGGTCCGATTTTAGAATTTACTAATAACGCTGATATCCAAATCTTAATGGACCAGTACGCAGAGATATTTAAAAATCCTGACCGAGCATTTTCTGAAAGTCGTTTGGTCAATATGGCTATGCAATACGGGGTAACTGTAGAAGAACTAGGGACTAAAATTACAAGTCAAATGGAGGCAAATCTTCAAGCTGAGCAATTGGAAAAAGAACGCCTTAGACAAGAAGAAGAGGATAGACAGGTAGAAGAACTCACGGCTGAACCCACACTGACTGATGCGGAAGAGATTGAAGTAGGTGAGAATGAGCTAGACGCCATTGAAATGCACGGCGAAGATAAGGTGGCACAGTACAAGTTAGACTACCCAGAAACCTACTTAGCAAAGTTGATGCAAGAAACAATGCAACCAGACTTTGTTGCGTTTGAGGCTGAACCATTTGAGCCAGCGGAGATAGTAACTGATGCTACAGAGGCTGAAGCAGAAGCAGTAGCAAACGTAGCTAGTGAGCTAATCTACGATGCCTCTGATGAACAAATAGAACTAATATCTGGTGTTCTATCGGGCTATGACCTCTCTGATACCAACGCTATTGCAGCACAGGTACAAAAGGTGTTCCCTGATATTAACGAGCAGCAACTCAGAGACATCATACAGCGTGTAGGACCCAACACGGCACCTGAGGGTGTTGATATGGCTTCACCGTCTATGGTCTCCCCTACATCCACCATTAGGAACGTAGCGGGTATGCAAGCTCCTAGCATGAGTAGTTCATCACCAGATGGTGCTGTTAATACTGGTGTGGAACCTCAGAGCGGGACTTCCATGATGCCAGCATCTTCCAAGGCACAACTACCTAAAGCTGGTAAGCAAGATGAAGCTGTTGCCCCAGTTTCAAGGCAAGATGAGCGTCAAATGCGGAAGGTCCTACGGGACCTGAGAATGGCAGAGGCACAACAATTATCAGCACTAGAAGCAAACGCAGATAAAGCAGCGGCTGCGGCTGATCTTAAACGTCTTAATGCTAAGAAGCAGAAAGAGCTAAAGGCTGAAATTGCAAGAAAGAGGGAACAAGGAAAGCAAGAGTTCTTAAAGAGACAAAGCCTTATGCAGTCTAAGAGGATTGCAAAATTTATCGCTGAGAGAGCCGAAAAGTTCCCAGAGAAATTTGGTGTAACTATGTCGGATGATTTAGACAGCTACCTCGCTAAAACAAAACCTCTATGGTTCGCATTATGGGATGGTCTTCTTCCTGATGGTCAAGAAATCCCTGCCGTCTTCTATGAAGTTTTAAAAGAGAATATGAGAAAAAGGATATCTAACTAATGGCTTTTGATAAAAATGGTCGTTGGGTTTACACTGACGAGCAACAGGCCATATTAGACAGTCGGCCTGTGGTTGAAGATATAAGTATTGGTCTAAAGGCTGGTATACGTGACGCTGGTGAAGAGACCCTACAAGTAGGTAAGAAACTAGCAGACTATGCTATTGAAACCGCTGGTGATGTAACAGGTTACGGCTGGGAAGGCTTTGAGGACAATAGTAAGCGCATCCTTCCCCAAGTCCTTAGACCTACAGGAATGGCTGGTAAATTTACTGAAGACTTGACGCAGTTTACAACTGGGTTTCTGGGTGTTGGCAAATTCATTCGGCCCCTAAAAGGCATTGGTTGGATAGCGGGTGGTAAGAAAGCTCAGTCAGTCACAGGGGGTATAATTAAAACAACCCAACAATCCGCTGTGGCTACAGCCCTTGTCTCTAACCCCTATGAAGATCGCTTGTCTAACTTCATTCAAGAATACCCCCATCTTGAGAACCCTATAACTGAGTACCTACAGGCTGATCCTGAGGATACCTATGCAGAGGGTAAGCTAAAGGCGGGTCTTGAGGACCTACCGCTTTCCCTAGGTGTAGAGTATGGCATGAGGGGTATTATGGCTATTGCTAGAGGCTTTAAGAAGGCTGACAACGCTATAGCAAAGGGTGATGATCCAGTTAAAGCAACAAAGGATGATCAAGTTGAGATCGATGACTTAATCACGCAAGAAGGTGATGCAGTCAAAGCGGGTACTGATGAAACTAATCAGCTAAAAGCTACAGCAAAAGTAGAGCAAGATAACGTAGATGCTGCTATTGATGCTGGGGCTGATAACCTCGACACCATTGATCTAACAGCTACAAAAACCATTATAGGCAAACGCCTGATGCAAGCCAGTGCTGATAATGGTGAGAACTACGCAAAGACCTTGAAGTCTTTTTCAGCAAAAGACCTACAGGTAATAGCTAAACAGGTTGGCGTTAAAGTAGGTAAAAAGAATAAAAAGCAGCTATTCGATGAGATTAACTACGCAGTCTTTAAGGGCGTTAAGTACAAAGCAAAACCAAAAGCAGAGACAGTTACTGTAAATGCCAAGGTTGCCGAGAGCGGTGTACAGGCCCCACAAGCAGTTAAGCTTTCAGCCAAAGCCTTGAAGCAGATTGAGAAGCAGCCTGAGAATATATCTGAAATCTTAAAGGAAGCTAAACTCTACGATCCTAAGACATTTAACCCCGATGATCCAACATCAGTAGTTAGAGACTTGGTGGCTATGGTTCAGAAGCAAAGCCCTGAGGTTATTTCAAATGTCAAAGGCCAACAGACTTGGAAACAGGTAGAGGAAGAGACAGCAGACCGTGTGGGTGATTTACTTAACCTAGATAACAACCAACTATCTACACTGGTAACCAACTACTCAAAGGTCACAGAGGACGCTACGTTTGTCCTTGGTGCCGTTGAGAGCATTATGAAAAGCCAGTTCGATGAGATCACCGAAAGGTTTAGCAAGTCTAATTTTGACACAGATCGTAAGGCGCAGATGGAGGCTCTTGAGGCTCTTGAAAGCACCATGATGATCTTGCAGAGTGTGTCGGGGCAGGAAGCTGCCTTTGGTCGGGCGTTGAACCTTCGTAAGAAGGGCGTCATTGACCTAGACAGTTACCAGAACCACAGTGCTGTAAGGGACGGTGGGGATCATGCAGATGCCGCCGCTATGGACTACCTAATCAAGCAGTATGGTGGTGTTGATAAGCTACATGAAATTAAGATTGCTGTCTTAGCTGCCAAGGGTAATCCCAAAGCCTTTGTCAAAATCCTAAAGAACGTACAGGAGCCTACTGGTAAGAAGATTGGTCGATCAATCATCGAACTTTTCCGCTCTATGATCCTGTTCAATACAAAGACCCACATTACTAACATACTGGGTGGGGGCATTGAGAGTGTCCTTAGGCCTATTGAAGGATACATTGGGTCCTACATGACAATGAAGATGTTTTCGGCTGAAGCTAAGGCCCAGCGCGACTTCTTTGGCGCACAGTTAGAGGGTTTACTTCATAGTATGGATGCTGCCGCTGTTGTGGCTAGTAGGTCATTTATGATGGAAAGAAATATATTGGACACTATGGGAAAGGTGGACGATCTAAGCCAGATGAACAAGATCAGTAGTGAATACTGGCCTGAGGCAAAAGGCTCTCCTCTAGGTGCTGTTTTAGACTACACAGGTAAAGCAGCCCGTGTATCCTTGAGGACCTTAGGTGCTGAAGACGAGTTCTTTAAGCAGATCAACTACAGAGCCAGAATATATGCTCAATCTAAAATGGATGGTATAGGAAAAGGTCTAAAGGATAAGGACCTGACAGACTATATCTCCAAAGAGATTGAGGATGCCTTTGATGCTAGTGGTGCGGCTGTTAAGAATGAAGATGGAACCTTTAAACACTCCAAAGCATTGCATGATGCGCGTGAGGCTACGTTCACATCAGAGTTGACCACAGGCACGGTAGCTAACGGTCTTCACAAGTTTGTAAACCAACACCCATCCTTACAGTTATTTATGCCGTTTATTCGCACACCTACAAACCTCATTGGTGCAGCGGTGCAGCGTACCCCTATTTTAGGCGCACTCTCTAAAAAGCTTAGAGCCGACTTAAAGAACCCTGATCCAGCCATTCGTGCTGCGGCAAAGGGTAAATGGGCAACAGGTATTGCTATTTATGGTATGGCATATTCGATGGTCAATAGAGGCGATATCACAGGGTCAGGTCCTCTTGATCCTGAGGCCAATAGAACTTGGAGAGCCGCTGGTAACCAAGCGTATAGCGTTAAAATGGGAGACAGTTGGGTCTCATATCAACGTCTTGATCCTAACTTTATTCCCTTTGCTCTTGTGGCTAATCTTAACGATGCCGTGAAGCATGGAACCGTTGATATTCTTGATGTTGAAGAATGGGACGGAGGAATGATACAAGAAGCCCTTGTGGGTACAATCTTATCGATTGTTAAGACGATTGAGGATAAGGCCTACTTCCAAGGTATCACCTCAGTAGCAGCAGCATTTACAAGTGAGAACCCAGCACAGAAACACTCTCTGGAACGTATTGGTTCTAACTTTGTTACCTCAGTTATACCACCCGCACCTCTACAATTTGCAGAAGTTTGGGATGACTTAGTGAATGGTCAACCAGCGGAAGTAAGAGAGGCTGTAGGTCTTATTGAGAAGATACAACGTAAGTGGGTTACCACAAACAAGGACCTTCCCAAGAAGTACAACTGGCTTACAGGCGAACCAATGATCAACTATGGATCATTCTCTGGTATTCCTATTCGCAAGGATGAACCCAATGCTGTTATGGATGAGTTAGTTCGTCAGAAGGTAGGGTTCAGAGGACCAACAAAGCGTATGATGAAATTTGACCTAACCAATGAAGAGTTCTCAAGATACCAACAGTTAGCTGGGACCGCTAAATTTCAAGGTCGAACATTACTACAAAACTTAGCTAAACTTCATGCAAGCCCTGTCTATAAAGCCGCCGCTGCATCCTTTGAGATCGATAGTGAAGGCTTCAGTAGGCAAGTGGTATTAAACAGGAAGATCATATCCAAGCATCTCGCACTAGCAAGAGAGCTTTTAAAAGATGAGTTTCCAGAGCTTGGTGAGGAAGTTAAGGCCCGTAGGTTGGCTCAACGAACAGGTATGCAATTAATGGAATTTAACAGGTAAAACATGGCAAGTATTATTAACTACGTTGCTGACGGGTCAACACAGGCATTTACCATCCCGTTTTTATACATAAGCACGGCAGAAGTTAAAGTTTTCTTGGATGATGTACCTTGTTATGATTTCGCATTTACAACAAGTAGTACGATCACCTTAGATGCTCTACCGACTAGCGGTGTTTATGTAACAATAAAAAGAGAAACCCTTGTACCCGCTGCCGTTACGTTTGTGGAAGGTACTTCCCTCAGAGCAGACGATCTTAACCTAGTAACAAAGCAAGGTCGTAACCTAGCTGAAGAGGCTAGGGACAGGGCTGATGAAGGTTTAACCCAAACAGCGGCTGGTTTGCTCAATGCTAATAACAAGAAGATATCTAATGTAGCAAACCCTGTGATCGACACAGACGCTGCAACTAAGGGCTGGGTCAACACCAGTGCATCCTCAGTTGTCAGTCAGGCACAGGCCATCAAGGATGAGTTATACAATCTCAATCCTGTGATGAACCTACTGCCCTACAACTCTACAGGATACCTCACCTACGATGCGTCTACAGGAGACCTAGACTTTTACCTCTCTGAAGGTCCCTTGGGAAACCAAGGGCCTCAGGGTCCCACAGGCCCTCAGGGGCCTACAGGGAACCAAGGACCAGTAGGTAACCAAGGCCCCCTAGGTGGGCAGGGTCCAGTAGGAAGTACTGGGCCTATAGGTCCTATTGGTAACCAAGGACCCGTGGGTAACCAAGGCATACAAGGACCTGAGGGGGAAACAGGTGATACAGGACCCCAAGGTATTCAAGGTATTGCTGGACCCCAAGGAACCCAAGGAGTGGTTGGAAATACAGGACCAACAGGTGATCAAGGACCCACAGGGTCTACAGGTCCCCAAGGCCCTCAGGGTTCTCAAGGACCCACAGGCAATACAGGTGCTACAGGTTCAGCGGGTCCTATAGGTTCCACACCCT